CTTTTAGAGAAGGAGGATTAGTATAATGTCAAAAGATTGGACAATCGGTTCTGGATATTGTGAAGAACCAAAAGTTACTGTAGGACCAGGAATTACAAAAGATGGGTCTGCAACAGGTGGAGTTGAAATTGAAGCAACTAATCCACAAGAATCTCAAACAGTACAAGTTAAAGGAACTAAAAGAATGTTAGCTTCCAAAAGTAAAAAAGCTACTTGGTATTAGATTATGTGGTTAAGTGCTATTAAATTAGCAGTTTCTGCTGGATCAAAAATTTACGCTAACAAGCAAAGAACTAAAATGGCTATGTCGGATGCACAGTTAATGCATGCTACAAAAATGGCTGAAGGTAAGGAAGCTTACCAGGGAAAACTTTTAGAAGCTAGGCAAAACGATTATAAGGACGAGGCAGTTCTTGTGGTGCTTACATTGCCCATAGCGGTACTTGCATTTTCAGTTTGGTCAGATGATCCAGACGCAATGACAAAAGTAAATGTGTTCTTCGAACATTTTGCAGCACTCCCGAGCTGGTTTACAAATTTATGGATTCTTGTCGTAGCGAGCATCTATGGCATTAAGGGAACACAAATTTTCCGTAACAATGGAGGCAAAAGATAATGGCTTGTTGGCACGGATACACTCAAAAGGGAATGAAAAAAAAGGGTAAAAAAAAGGTACCTAATTGTGTACCTAAAAAAGAAATGGCTGATGGTGGTTTATCAAAAGCTGCTGGTTATTCTCCTGTAATGGGAAACAATAAATTTGGTTATCCAAGTGGTGGTATACCAATTAGGAAAGGTTAAACAATGGACGGAATGCAAATAGTCTATAAGTTAAAAAAAGAAGTAACAGAATTGTCTGATAGTGTGTCAGATATTTTAATCAATGGTGAAGTTGACAATTGGGATAAATATCAATATATGGTAGGACAGTTAAAAGCATATCAACAAATAAATCAGGAAATCTCTAACCTGCTTGAAAATAAGGAGCAAGATGAAAATGAAGGAACAGTCGTTAAACTCAACACCGAAAATTAGTATCCCAGATACATCATTAGTCGGTTTAAAAAAATCAGAACCAGAAAAAAAAGTAACAGAAGAATCAACAAAACTTCCAATGCCTACAGGTTGGAGACTTTTAATTTTACCTTTTAAAATGAAAGATAAAACTAAGGGTGGAATTATTATGAACGATACAACATTAGAGAAACAACAAGTTGGTTCTCAGTGTGGTAATGTTTTAGCTGTTGGACCAGAAGCATACAAAGGAAAGAGATTTGAGAACTCTGGCCCTTGGTGTAAAAAAGGAGATTGGGTAATGTTTGCACGTTACGCAGGTTCAAGAATAAAAATACAAGGTGGTGAAATACGTCTGCTAAACGATGACGAAGTTTTAGCAACAATCGAGAATCCAGAGGATATCTTGCATGAATATTAAACCAACAAACATAGGAGATAACTATGCCAACTGAAAATGATAAGATCATTGATTTACCTACAGATGGTCCAGGTGCAGAAGTAACTTTACCTGAAGAAAATGTAGTACCAGAAGTAGTAGTTCCAGAGGTTAAACCTGAAGGTGAAGTAGAAATAAAAGAAATACCACCAGTAGAAGAAAAACCAGCAGAACTAATTACTGAAAAAACAGAAGAGCCAAAAAAAGAAGAACCTAAAGCAGAATTAGAAGAGTATAGCGAAGGCGTTAAAAAAAGAATAGCTAAGCTTACTAAAAGAATGCGTGAAGCAGAACGTCAAAGAGACGAAGCTACAAAATACGCAAAGTCTGTTAACACAGAACAAAAATCTCTTAAAGATAGATTAGCAAAAATAGATAAAGGTTTTGTTTCAGAAATGGAAAACAGAATTGTTTCTGGAATTGAAGCAGCTCAATCTAAACTAGCTACTGCAAGAGAAAATAATGACTTAAAAGCAGAAGTAGAAGCTTCAAAAGAAATTGCTAAATTAGGTTATGAAGAAGCTAGATTAGCTGAAATGAAAGTTAAACAAGCTGATCAAGAACAAAATGTAAAAGTACCATTAAAACAACCAATTATTCGACAAGAACCGGACTTACCAAAACCCGATGCAAGAGCAACGGAATGGGCAGATAATAATGCTTGGTTTGGAAAAGATGAACCTATGACTTATACAGCTTTTAGTTTACATAAAAAGTTAGTAGAAGAAGAAGGTTACGATCCCCAATCTAATGATTATTATGTGGAATTAGATAGAAGAATAAAGCTTGAATTCCCCCATAAATTTGATAAGGTAACAGAACAACCGACTAAGCCCACTCAAACAGTAGCTTCTGCTACTCGAGGAGTAAATAGAGCTGGTCGCAGAACTGTGACTCTCACATCATCACAGGTAGCAATTGCTAAAAAATTGAATGTGCCACTTGAAGAATATGCTAAACAAATAAACATAGAGGAGTAAAACGCATATGAAAAATAATGAAACTAAAGTAACTGAAGAAATTAAAACGGAGGTTACAGAAGAAGTAGTAAGAGACTCCCGTGCGTCCGAAGACAGAAACGCTACAGCGAATGAAGTTGTATGGACACCACCCTCATCTTTAGATGCTCCACCTGCGCCGGATGGATTTCATCATCGATGGATAAGATCAGAGAGCTTAGGCTTTAACGACAACAAAAACATTACTGGTAAATTAAGATCAGGATATGCTTTAGTTCGTGCGGAAGAGTACAAAGATTCTAATTATCCAATTGTTGAAGACGGCAAATACAAAGGTGTCATCGGAGTAGGAGGTCTGTTGCTGGCCAGAATACCAATAGAGATCGCCAAAGCACGTCAAAAATATTATAGCGATAAAGCTAAAGATAATGATGATGCCGTTAAATCCGATCTGCTAAGGGATCAGCACCCGAGCATGCCTATCAGTTATGATAGCCGCTCTAGCAAATCTTTCGGTGGTAAGTAAAAGTTTTTTAACAATTACGACCCAACGAATTTAAATTAACCTGTAGTTAGAAATAACTACTAAAGAACAGAGGAAACAATTATGGCTAACCAAGACGCAGCTTTCGGTCTTAGACCGTTAAAAACTGTTGGACAGCAAGATGATTCCACTGGAATGAGCCAATACAATATATTACCTGGTGATGCATCAGTAATATTTCAAGGTACAGTCGTTAAGGCTGTAGCTGGAGGTTTTGCAGACCTAGCCGCAGACGGCGATGGTGCTAACCTTGGCGCATTTTGGGGATGTTTCTATGATGACCCAACGACACAAAAACCTACGTTCAAAAACTTCTATCCTGGTGGAATTACTCCAGTAAATAGTGGTGCAATTGAATGTTTTGTGTACGACTCTCCAATGCAAATGTTCGAAGTACAATCAGATAATGCTGGTGCTTCAGCACAAGCAGATGTTTTTTCATCAGCAGATACTGTTGGAAATGCAAATGGGAGTACATTAAATGGTGTATCTAGTATGGAATTAGATGATTCTGATATTAGTGCAGCACTAAAACAACTAAAAATAATCGGACCGTCAAGAGATCCAAAAAACTCAGATATTACTTCTGCCAATGTAAATTGGAGAGTACAATTATCTGAGCACATTTTGGCTCCTGCTACGGCCGGGGTATAAGGAGTATAAATTATGGCTATATCACGACAACAACTCGTAAAAGAGCTTGAGCCAGGTTTAAACGCCTTGTTCGGCCTTGAGTATAAAAGATATGATTCTGAGCATGAAGAAATTTATGCAAAAGAAACATCAGACAGAGCTTTTGAAGAAGAAGTGATGTTATCTGGCTTTGCTAATGCTTATGTAAAACCTGAAGGTTCTGCAGTTGCATTTGACAACGCACAAGAAACATACACTGCAAGATACACAAATGAAACTGTGGCTCTTGCATTCGCTTTAACTGAAGAAGCAATGGAAGACAACTTGTATGATAGACTTGCGTCTAGATATACAAAAGCTTTAGCTAGATCTATGGCAAACGCTAAACAGATTAAAGCAGCTACACCACTTAACCAAGGTTTACCACTTGTGGATAACTTTGATTCAGGTGATGGCGTTTCTTTATTCAACACAGCTCACCCAACGATCGCAGTTAACGTTTCTAACACGCTTACTACACCAGCGGATTTAAACGAAACTTCATTAGAACAAGCGATGATTGACATTGCTGGAATGACTGATGAAAGAGGTTTAAAAATTGCAGCTAGAGGAATGAAAATGATTGTTCCTTCTGAAAATCAATTTAACGCTGAGAGATTGTTAAAGTCTCAAGGAAGAGTTGGAACAGCTGATAATGATATCAATGCACTGAAAAACATGGGAATGGTTCCTGAAGGTTACAGAGTAAATCATTATCTTACTGATCCTGATTCTTACTACATCATTACTGATGTTCCTAATGGAATGAAGTACTTTGAGAGACTACCTATCCAAACTAAAATGGAAGGTGACTTCTCAACTGGTAACGTAAGATACAAAGCTAGAGAAAGATACTCTTTTGGAGTTTCTGACTATAGAGGTATCTACGGCGTTGCAGGTGCTTAATAACTAATTAATTAGAGGCCGCCTAAAAACGGCCTCTTTTTTACATATAAAGGTGTGTAAATGAAAAAAACTCTCATAAATATCTGGGCTTACGACCATCATGCTAAATTTAATATTGAACATGTTGAGGATACAGCTGAAAGTGTTGAAAAAGCTATACTTGACAAGCTAGGAGAAAAAAGTATAAAATGGGAGTATCTCGGAAACAACTATAATAACGAGATAAATCGAATAACTTATGAGGAGGTTATTGATGATACAAGACCTATACAAACAAAAAAGGTCCTTGGAGTTGAAGTGGGAACAGGAGCATATTAATGAAGACAGATATACTCTTGAAATGGTCAGAATTGATGACAAAGTTAGAGAAGTCATTACTAAGATCAAGCTTGAAGAAGCTGAAATTGCTCACAGACAAAATACCGTTGAAGGTATTGCTCCACAAGTTTCTGTAGCTACTTAATAAAAAAGCTACATCGTTGGAAAATTCACTCCACATTACAGGCTCTCTTGCACTCTATTAAAAAGTAGTATATAAAAAACACACTATATATTTAACAATGATGAATGCTGACGCATATAGTCGACAACCCTAGGGACAGTATTCAGATATTCTAGGAGGAATATAAAATGGCAAATACTACATTTTCGGGACCGGTAAGAGCGGGAACGATTTCAAACACAACAGGTACAACACTTGGATCTAACATTGCTAATGTTGGACAAGTTGTAATGTCTCAATCAGTAAAAGTTGATATTATTGGTGCTTCACATTTAAATCAAGTTTGCGCAGTAGTTCCAGCAAATTCACAAATAGTAGACGTTATTCTTAACGTAACTACAGTGAATAATGATGGTGGTGCAGCAACTATTTCAGTGGGAACAGTAGCAGATGCAGATGCATTTATAGCTACAGCTAATGTTAAAGCTTTAGCAACTACTCACGGTACTTTAGATACAGAAGCAACTAATGTTGGTACAACTGACATACAAGTTCTTGCTGATTTTACAGGCGCTAATGGAGATGGTACAACTGGTGCAGCAACAGTTACTGTTATGTACATACAAAATAATTCTGTTCAAGACGCAGTAGATTTATAATAATTAATTAGTGTGGGCTTAGGCCCACACATAAATTTAAGGAGAAAAATTATGGCAGGCGGAGGATCATTTTCAAGCGATCAAACAACCTTACAAAAAGATACTGGTACTATAACTTTGTTGAGAGCTGGTAGAGCTAGAGTTACTTCTATTCAAGGTAGAGGTGAAGCAGGTTCTGTTTTACTTTTACATGACTCAGCTACAACAGGTGGGGCTGCAGCAGGTAATTTAAAAGCGACATTTAAATACGATACTGAAGGATTAGCAGTGTACGTTCCAGGTTCTGGAATCTTGTTTAAAGATGGAGTTTGTGCAACATTATCACAAACAACAGGAACTGACGGAAGCGTTACATTAACTATCACAGGAGCGTAACATGGCTAACACTACTTCTGGTACATCGACCTTTGGTAAAACTTTTGCAATAGATGATATTATTGAAGAAGCTTACGAAAGAATTGGTATAAGAGGGGTTGCTGGTTACCAGTTAAAAACTGCTAGAAGATCATTAAATATTCTTTTTCAAGAATGGGCTAACAGAGGTATACACCTTTGGGAAATAGCTGATGGATACTTGACACTAGTTGCAGGAACTAATGAATACATTGGTTACCGATCTAGCGGGGACGGTACTTCAACTTTATTAAATAGTGCGGGTGCAGCTTTGTATGGCACGGATGATATTTTTGAAGCTTCTTATAGAAGTAGTGCAGGTACAACAAGTCAATCTGATAGTCCTTTAACTAAAATATCAAGATCTACTTACTCAGCATTATCTAATAAATTAGCGCAAGGGCAACCTTCACAATATTGGGTTCAAAGATTTATAGATAGAGTTACAATAACTTTATACACAACACCAAGTGCTAGTCAAGCTGGTGACAGAATTCAATTTTATTACATGAGTAGAATAGAGGATGCAGGTTCTTACACTAATGCAGCAGATGTTCCTTATTTTTATATTCCATGTATGT